TCACAGCAAGTAGCCGGTTCTAGTCGTGGAGCTAGTCCAGCTAATCGTGGAGCACGCAAAGTGAGTCTCACACCCTCACAAGTTGCAATTGCAAAAAGAATTGGTGTGCCCGTTGAAGAGTATGCAAAATACGTCTAAGGAGAATAAAATGACAGATCGAGTCTCCAGATCTGCTGAAGCACGAGAATCTAAAACTCGCAGAAAACCATGGCAACCGCCTTCAATGCTTGATGCCCCTACAGCACCTGATGGATATAAACACAGGTGGATACGTGCCGAAGTCAGAGGACATGATGATCGAGCGAATATGTCTAAGCGTATTCGTGAAGGATTTGAACCTGTGAAAGCAGCGGATTATCCCGATTTTGATGCTCCTACTATTGACGACGGAAGGCACGCGGGTGTGATTGGAGTTGGTGGGCTAATTCTCGCAAAAATTCCTGAAGAAACCGTAGCTGAACGAAACGCTTACTATAAAAACGTAACGGATAGCCAGTTGTACGGAGTCGACAACGATTTAATGCGAGATAGTGATCCTAGAATGCCTATCCGAAAGGGAGACATTCAAAGGAGCTCAAAAACGGAGTTCGGTAGTCGACGTACTGTTGATGCCGATTAACTTTTCTCATGACTCTTTAGGAGGGTTTTAAAATGGCAAACGTAGATGCCCCTAACGGCTTTACACCCGCCTCCCATATGTACGGTGGGATTATTAGACCCAAGAAAATGCGTATTGCAAGTGGCTATAACACTGCTATTTTTAGCGGTGATGTTGTAACGCTTTCTTCGGGCTATATAAATCAGGCTGGTGCAACAAGCACTCCCGCAGGTGTTTTTTACGGTGTGCAGTATACTGCTACCGATGGCACCCCAACTTGGTCTAATCAGTGGACTGCAGATCTAGCAACTCTAGGCGGCGGCGATGCCGAAGCTTACGTGTATGTAGATCCTGCTATTATCTATGAAGCACAATTTACCGCAGGCACTCCTGCTGTAAGCTTTATTGGTAATAAGTACACGCTTAGTACTACAGCGGGTTCAACCAATAATGGACGTTCAAAAGAGGGTGTAACTGCTACTACTGGTAGTGGTGTAGCTCTTTGTGTAGGTTTCGTAGATTCTCCAAGCAATAGTATTGGTGCTTCTGCAAGAGCCTTCTTTACGTTCCCAACTAACACATTCGCAGTCTAGGGAGAGTAACTAATGGCGATTAATAGAGCACAACTCGTAAAAGAGCTTGTTCCCGGCCTTCACGCTCTCTTTGGCTTGGAATATGATCGATACGCCGCCGAGTACGAAGACATCTTCGACACTGAAAGTTCAGAACGAGCTTTTGAGGAAGAAGTAATGTTGACGGGTTTTGGTGAAGCACCGGTTAAAAGCGAAGGTAGCAATGTAACATATGACACTGCACAAGAGTCATATACTGCACGTTACTCGCATGAAACCATTGCGTTGGCGTTTTCACTGACTGAGGAAGCTATCGAAGATAATCTCTACGATACCCTTTCTTCTCGTTACACTCGCGCACTTGCGCGATCTATGATGCAGACTAAAAACATCAAAGGTGCTAACATTCTGAACAATGCGTTCAGTACTAGCTTCCTAGGTGGTGACGGTAAGGAGCTTTGTGCTACTGACCATCCGACTGTATCTAACCAAACTCAGTCTAATGAGCTGTCTACAGCTTCAGACCTTAACGAAACTTCATTGGAGCAAGCCTTAATTGATATTGCTGCTTTTGAAGATGAGCGTGGTCTGAAGATTAATGCACAGGCTCGTAAGCTGATTATTCCTTCTTCACTCCAGTTTGTAGCAGATCGTCTGCTTAACACTCCGGGACGAGTTGGAACAGCTGACAATGATATCAACGCTATCCGAAACATGGGAATGGTCCCTGAAGGTTACGTTGTGAATCATTTCTTGACGGATACTGATGCTTTCTTTTTGAAAACTGACGTTCCTAATGGACTGAAGCACTTTGTTCGTACTCCTGTATCAACTAACATGGAAGGTGATTTTGAAACCGGAAATGTTCGTTATAAAGCGAGAGAACGATATAGCTTTGGCTTTAGTGACTGGCGTGGTATTTTCGGATCCCCCGGCGCTTAATTGAGAGGGGGGGTATACCCCCCTTTTATTTTCTGGGTATAATGAGTTTTAGTAACTGTCCCAGCAGACGTTACGAAGATACTAAAACGAATCCTTTCGTAAAGAGGTGAACACAATGGCTCAAACTACTTTTTCTGGTCCCGTTAAATCCTTAGCTGGTTTTATTACCGCAGGCGTAAACAGCACAGTCAGCCTTGCCGCAGACACTACACTTACTGTAGCTGCGCATGCAGGCAAAATTATTTTGTTAAATGACGCAGACGGCAAGTTTACCTTGCCAGCTATTAACGTCACTACCCCTAACGACCCAACGGCTCCGAGTCAAGCAAACAATACGGGCGCTTCGTTTTTCTTTTATGTAGAAACCGCAGCGACTGATCTTGATATCTTGACTGACGGCACTGACAAGTTTGTTGGCGCGGCAATGGTTGCTGTAGATGATGGAGCTAAAAAAGCGTTTATTCCTGCAGCAACTAACGATGTCATTACCTTAAACGGTTCAACTAAGGGTGGACTCGTCGGCAGTGTTATTAAAATTACTGCGATTGACGCTACAACGTACTTAGTTCATGACTCTTTATTGCTAGGTTCAGGAACGATTGTTACTCCTTTTGCTGATGCTTAATAGTCTTAATATGGGAGAATAACAATGGCAGATGCAGTCTCAACGACAACCATCTCCGATGGACTTCATAGGGCAGTTATTCAAATTACTAACCTTTCAGACGGCACTGGTGAAAGTGCCGTTACGAAGGTCGATGTAAGTGGTTTATCTGCAAAAGCTGATGGAACGGTATGTTCTGGAGTTACTATAGAAAAAGTCGCGCATTCCGTAACAGGTTTTACACAGGTTCAACTGTTATGGGGAGCCACGGCTAATACAATTGCCTTAGCTCTTGCAGAAGCTAGTAATGGGCATATGGACTTTAGTGACTTCGGAGGCTTAGTAAATACTTCTGGTGATGGTAAAACAGGCGATATAAAGTTAACCACATTAGGAGCAGCCACGAGCGATACTTATGTTATTGTTCTTAATTTACTAAAGCACTACTAATATGGCGACTTCTGGAACTAGGGACTTTAGTTTAAATGCAGCCACTGCAATTGAGGAAGCGTTTGAATTAGCAGGACTTGAGTATCGTACCGGATACGATGGTGTTACGGCTAGACGGTCTATGAACATTATGTTTGCAGATTGGTCTAACCGTGGCATTCAGCTTTGGGAAGTTGAGCAAGTATCTCTTACTTTGACTAAAGGTCAAGTTTCCTATCCGTTAAACGAATACGATATCGACATTTTAGATGCCGTTATTCGTAGAACCACTAACGGACAGCAAACTGATTTTCAAATGGATCGGATTGATCGCAATGAGTATTTAAATATTCCGAATAAAAATACTCAGGCTCGATGTACCCAATACTATGTTGAACGAACAATAACCCCTACGTTATATGTTTGGCCAGCTCCTGAAAATTCAACAGATATCTTACTTTCTTCTCGATGGAAAAGAATTCAAGATATTGATGCAGCGGTTAATGACGTAGATATCCCTAGTCGATTTATGCCTTGTTTGGTGTCTGGTTTAGCGTTCTATTTAGCGTTAAAAAAGAATCCTGAAAAAGCTCAATTACTTGGTGGACTTTACGAGCAAAATCTTGTAAGTGCTATGAAATACGATGAAGATCGATCTTCGGTACATTTAGTTCCTCAACGTAGTTATGTCTGATGGCTTACGCATTAGGAAAGTTTTCATACGGAGTCTGTGATAGGTGCGGCTTTAGAACCTCGTATTTAAAAATGAGAATGGAGTGGACAGGCTTTAAAGTTTGTTCAGAATGTTACGAGCCTAAGCATCCTCAGTTAGAACCCCCGCATCATTTAACTGATCCTGAAGCATTGAGACAAGCTAGACCAGAAATCCCGCTACCGCAAGCTCAGTTAGGACTAGTTAGAACTACAGGTCCTCAAACGACTACACCGTTAGGAGTAGATATTGGGGGATCGACTTCAAGTACAGCAGACCCTATAGGAACTGCTTTTGAAGGCGTTTTTGCAACAGGTGAAATCGGAACCGTAACGGTGGTGAACTCATGAGTTTTACTTACGCACAATTAAAAACAACTATTCAAGATTACTGTGAAGTTTCTGAGTCAACTTTTACGGCTAATCTTCCGGTATTTATTCAAGAAGCTGAAGAACGGATTTTAAAAGCGGTAGAACTACCTGTTTTTCGTAAAAACGTAACAGGTACAGCAGAAGGGGGAAACCCTTATTTATCGATGCCGACTGATTTTTTAGCTCCATTAAGTCTTGCGGTAATTGATTCTAGTGTATATACCTATCTATTGTTTAAACACGTTTCGTTTATGCGGGATTATTCTCCGAACCCTACTGTAACTGGGCTTCCGTTGTACTTTTCACAATTTGACGATACGACATTTTTATTAGCTCCAACGCCTAATCAGCCAAGTGTTGGAGTTAATTACACTTTTGAATTACATTATAAGTATCGACCAGATTCACTAACAGCTGGTGCAGATTCAGGAACAACATGGCTATCCGTTAACGCACCTAACTCAATACTATACGGATCACTAATTGAAGCGGTAAACTTCTTAAAAGCCCCTGAAGAACTAGCTAATTACGAGCAACGGTTTCAAGAATCGTTGTTAGGCTTAAACAAGTTGGGAGAAGGCTATGGTCTTAGAGATGAATACCGTTATGATATCTCGAGGACAGGTTAATGTTTAACGTTGCTGTAGAAACTTCCGTAGGACAAGTGAATGTTCAAACAACTTGTAACAGAGGTTTTAATTCAGAAGAAATTGCTTTAAATGCTGTAGATAAGATAATTAGTATTAGTGAAACAGCTGACCCTGCAATAAAGGCTCAAGCTGAAGCGTTTAAAGAACGTATGTACTGGGTTATCGTAGCTGCATGTAATCAAGCAATGAAGAGTGATAGAACAACGTTGTACAACTTATTTAAATCTAATGGTCATGCGGATATGGCTGAAATATTGAGGACTTTATAATGGCTATTTCTACAGCAATGAGTACTTCTTTTAAGAAAGAATTATTAGAAGCAAAACATAATTTTCTAGCCTCTGGGGGCAATAGTTTTAAATTAGCTTTGTACACGTCTAGTGCAACTTTAGGGGCCGCGACAACGGCATATAGCGCGACTAATGAAACCTCTGGAACTGGTTATTCTGCAGGCGGCGCGGCGTTAACTAATATAAACCCTGCAAGTTCAGGAACTACTGGATTCACTGATTTTGATGATTTAACTTTTAGTAGTTCTACTATCACAGCAAATGGCGCACTAATTTATAACGATACGGCTAGTGGGGATCCTGCGGTATGTTCGTTAGCTTTTGGTGGAGATAAAACGTCTACCTCGGGTGATTTTACGATTCAATTCCCTACAGCTGATGCAAGTAACGCAATTATTCGAATTGCCTAGGACTAACATGTGGCCGATGTCGTTGTTGCATTTCAAGGATGGAATAGTTCATCCCACGGCTGGGGCGAAGGCCCTTGGGGTGAGGGTGTTGCACTTC